GTTTAAGCCAGACCAGACAGTTACTATCGGTGACGAGATTGATTTTCAGACTATAAGCAAGTGGTCAGAAGGCACGCCTCAAGCCTACGAGCAGAGCCTTGGCGATGACCGTGATAGGTGCGTAAATCTCCTATGGGAGCTAGGCGTCACAGATTGCATACGATCTAATCATACAGACCGGCTCTACAACATCATTATGAAAAAGATTCCGTCATTTCTATCTTTGCCAGAGCTGCGCTTTGAGAAGTTCATGAAGTTCGATGAGCTAGGCATAACCTTCCATAAGAACCCTATGAATATTGCTCCAGGCTGGATTGCTGTCCATGGAGACCATACGCCTATCAAGCAACAGGGTGGCCTATCAGCCCTAGAAGCAGCCCGTAGACATGGCAAGAACGTTGTCTCAGGACATACTCACAGAGCAGGGCGTAGCGCCTTCACAGAGGCCTCTGGTGGCCGTTTAGGGCGTGTTCTGCATGGAGTTGAGGTAGGTAATCTCATGGACTTTAGACAGGCCTCATACACCAAGGGAACGGCTAATTGGCAGCAAGCCTTTGCAATCATGTATGTGCATAACTCAAGCGTCCAGGTGGACATAATCAATATTGAAAAGAACGGCACCTTTATTGTGCAGGGCAAGGTCTATGGACGCGCCAGGTAATATCGCAGTCCCTTACTTCGAGGACGAGGACCCATCTCAAATCGTTATCGTTTCGTTATCTAAAAGAGGAGCCTGTCGCATAAGGCTCATGTAAAGTTCTTTCTGTAGGGGCGGGAGTTATTTACTTCTGAACGAGCAAATTGCAAGCCCGCCTCTACACCTAACAGAAAGGGCTCACAATGATTACCAATCATGATCATATAGTTTTACTCTCAATGCTTATCGGTTCACTTCCTGGCTTTCTTATTGGCTATGCCAAGGGACATGAACATGGCAAGATTGCAGGGCGCATTGCGCTACGCCGCGAGCAAAAGCAACTGGTTAGCCGATGAACGCCCGTGATTACCTCAACGAAGCGCGAGCTACTATCCAAGACCGAGGACTTGATTACGGTCACCCATCGGACAATATGCAGCGCACAGCCTCACTCTGGAGCGCATACCTCGAAATGCCAGTTACAGATTATCAAGTGGCGATGTGTCTGGCATTGGTCAAAATCGCAAGGTCAATGGAGACTGCTAAGCCAGACAATTACATCGATGGCGCAGCGTACTTCGCTATAGCCGGACAACTTCACACAGAGGAGAACGATCTATATGTTTAATTTATCCGAGTATCAGACTTGCGCAGAGCGCTTAGAACTATTTTGGAAGGAACACCCAGATGGCAGAATTGACACGAAACTTATTGAGGCGAGTGCTTCTCGCTTTATCGTTCAGGCTTTTATCTACAGAACTGAAGCTGATCAATACCCTTGGGCTTCTGGGCTCGCAGAGGAGACGGTTTCGGGTCGTGGAGTCAATGCTACTAGCGCTCTTGAGAACGCGGAAACTTCCGCTTTGGCGCGCAGCCTTGCTAATGCGGGTTACAGCCCTAAAGGTGACCCATCAAAGCGAGCAAGCCGCGAGGAAATGAGCAAGGTACAAGCTGCTAATGAAGTAAAGGCTAATATCGAACAAGTTAAAGCAAAGATGGCAGATACATCAAAGGAATATATACCAGTAGAAAAGGCTAGTGATCCATGGGAGATTTCAACTGCTGCACCGGTGACAACAATGGAGCAAGCTGTCGAGACGGTGAAGGCTGTCCTTGGTGGCACCCCAGTGGACGAGAGTTGTATCCATGGGAGTCGCATTTGGAAAACCGGCACGAGTAAAGCTGGTAAGCCTTGGGGGCATTGGAAGTGTCCAGTAAGCCGACAGAACTTTACTGATGAACCTTGCGAGCCAATCTGGTATGAGATAAGTGCAGACGGCACTTGGAAGCCTCAGGTGAAGCGTGGGTAAATTATATTTTCAGAATCAAGATAACGAGTGGGAGCAATTCCCAACAGATCAAGAACTATACATGGCTCAACAAGCAGCTCATGACTTGCAGGCTCTTGGCTTTGCAATTATCTGCCAGTTATGTAATGAGCCACCAACAGTCTCACAGATAAAGATTAGAGCCCTGCAAAGCGCATGGAAGTGCGACAAGTGCGGCACATTGAATTCTGCTGGGAAGGCATGAGCTAATCCATGTCAAGACACAGAAAAGACCGAGGCTTTCGTACTGAGCGAGTGGTTGCAGCCTATCTCTCGCAATGGTGGAGAAGCGCAAGCGTTGGTCGAGGTGCTGGGAAAGATGTTCTCAATGTCCCGTTCGATGTTGAGATCAAAGCTAGGACAGACTTCCAGCCCTTAGCATGGTTGCGCCAAGCCACCAAGCGAGCAGCAGCTCAACAGGAGTTGCCTTTCGTGGTGTGCCGTATGAATGGACAGGGTGAGGATAGTGAGAACTATCTTGCTTTCATGCGGTTTGGTGACTTGGTTCAACTATTGCTAGATGCAGGTTACGGAGATATTCAGCAAGACACGGTAAACTTAGAGCCTGAGAGATGCGCACAATGCGGATCATGGAAGTTAGTAGGAGTTATATGCCGTACTTGCGAGAAGTTGCCTAATGCCAATCTATGAGTTCGAGTGCAATTCAGAGTCCTGTGAGGCTAATGCACGATATGACAAGGAACTATCTATAAGCGAGCCGCATGACTTGGATTGTCCATTCTGCGGTGAAACGATGAGGAAGGTGTACTCAAGTGTCCCAGCAGTCCATTTTAAAGGTTCAGGATTCTATTCAACCGATAAGTAGAGCTTATATGCCAGTCAGTCAGACAGATGATTGGGCAACTCCAAGAGAGTTATTTAATGAGCTTGATGACATGCATCAATTTGACCAAGATGTAGCAGCTAGTCTAACTAATCACTTATGTGATGAGTGGCTTGGGCTAGACCACCCAGATGAGACCAAGCGTGATGGCCTTACAAGTGAGTGGGTAGGCCATGTCTGGTGCAACCCGCCTTACGGCAGAGGCATTAAGGACTGGGTTCTCAAGGCTTCACAGCACCATGATCTAGTCGTGATGTTATTGCCAGCAAGAACTGACACCAAGTGGTTTCATGAAATAGTTTTGCCCAATGCAGATATTGAATTCATTAAAGGCAGGCTGAAGTTCGGCAACTCCAAGGCCGGAGCTCCGTTTCCATCAATGATTGTGAGGTTTGAGTGCTGTGGATAAATTACTAATATTTGACTTCTATTCAGGCACAGGCTCTAGCACAAAAGCGTTTGAGGACGCAGGGCATAGAGTTATCAAGGTTGAGTTAGATGAATACTTCGAGGCAGATGAGCGAGATATCTTGGCTCTTACATCTGAGGGTTTAATCGCTAAGTATGGTCAGCCTGACTTCATTTGGGCTAGCCCACCGTGTCAGAAATTTAGTGTTGCAAGCCTATGGAAGTATTGGGAAGGCACTAGAGGAAACACTAAGCCTAAGCACCCAGCCGTCTATGAAGCTATTGCATTGGTTGAACACACAATTAATCTCATGCAAGCCCTTAAACCTACTTATGGGTGGATTATGGAAAACCCTAGAGGAATGCTTCGTCATCAAGAAATGGTCAAAGACTTGCCTCGTTGGACTATAAGTTATTGCCAATATGGTGACACCCGTATGAAGCCTACAGATTTATGGGGAACTATCCAGGGTTGGACTCCAAGGCCAATGTGTAAGCCAAGGGCTACATGTCATGAATCATCACCAGCTGGTAGCAATGCGGGTGGCACAGGAAAATTACGCAATGCAAGATTACGATCTATGATTCCATATGAATTAGGTCAAGAAATATGCACAGTTGTGGATAACTATGCTAAATAAGTTACTATCACGCTCACGACACTCCCAAGTTATACACATGCTTGACATGGCTGGTACTCTAACGGCTAGAGCCCTTAAGGGGCTCAGAGCGAGCCGCTCGCGGATAGCTCGCTCGGTAGCCCTCGTTATTGGGATATCTCTATCTATACCAATGTCAGTAGCAGATAATGGCTCAATAGAAGCAATAACTCCTAAGAGATATGTTCAATTAGCATTAGATAAAAGAGAAGCTAAATGCCTATCAAGGCTTATAAGTAAAGAGTCTGCTTGGAATCATAAAGCAGTAGGTAATCTCAATAGTCCTAGTAAGAGCTATGTATATGGATTACTACAACTTAAGAACCCTATTGCTAAAGATGCAACACCTATTCAACAGATACACTTAGGACTTAAGTATATAGATCATAGATATGATGGTGATACATGCAAGGCATGGAATCATTGGAAGCAAAGAGGTTGGCATTGAGTAAAGACCCTAGAGACTCAAGGCAATGGAGAGCTCTGCGTAAGACTATCTTGGCAAGAGATGGTTATGTCTGCTGTTATTGTGGACAAGATGCAGATACAGTAGACCATGTGTTACCAATCAAGAATCACCCTGACCTAGCAATGAGTCCTGACAACCTAGTAAGTGCATGCCGTAGGTGCAATAGTGCCAAGGGCTCACGCTCAGAAGGCAGTTTTTTAGGTAACAAGTTCAC